ATAGAAATATTATTTCCAGCCTGGTATGATATAAGTTGGCTTAGATATGCCTGCCCAAGACTATCGCACCTTACAAGCATTTTTATCATTGAGCTGTCTGGAGCGACTGGAATAGCAGTATCACGTATCGTTTCGTAGTGAGCGTTATAAACCGAATCCTTTTGACTGGTTTCGGGTGGATATTTTTCATTACACCGTCGCTGGGTAATACATGAGGTAAGCATACCGATACATATTGCCACAGCAATAAACTTAACGGTATTTCCTTTAAACAGATCGGTGATCAGCGTGTTTTTACTCCATATCAGCGATAAACAAAAAGGAACAAATGTTGTCAGTTCACCTGAAGTAATTTTTCCGGTATAAAATAACATTCCGGCAATACAGAGAAATACCAAACCGACTATAGTAGTCAGCCAGTTTTTAATTATTCTTTCCGTTAACATTATTAGTTGTTTTAAGTTCAAGATTTCGGATTCGTTTAGAGTGATCGTTAAGCCGGCTGGTGTGATCTGTCTGTTGCTGTGTTAGCTGGTTTAACCGCTCCGTGTGTTCAATATTTTTACCGGACAACTCCTGTATAGCGGCGATCAGCTGATCAAGTTTAGTTGTAACCTGTGTGGCAAAACGCCGGATAGCCCACCAAACCACTATCACCAGAATAGCCACCAAACCACGATAAAACCAAAGTTCAAAACCACTCATTGATAAATATTTTTAGACTGTATTCCAATTGATTTTAACCAAGCAGGTACATTAAACGACGGGCAGGCTTTTTGCGCAAACTGATTGTGTCCCGCCACCTTCACATCTGGAAAGCGTTTAACAAAGTCGAGCACATAAGATTTTAAAGCCTTGCGTTGATCGTCAGTTCGTGTGTCTTTTGCCTCTACACCATTGCGTGTTAATCCTCCAGCGTATACAATGTGGCGGCTGACGCTGTTGATTCCAGTAACCCCGTTGGTGATTTCCCAGGGGTCAACATTGGCATCTTCATTATTTTCGACCAGCTTTTCAATACCACCATTCAGGTGAAACAAATCAGTATAACCTACCTGATGCCATCCTCTACCCTGTGGGGGTGGGGAGAGATGCCACCGACGAATATCGGCAGCACTCACCTCACGACCTTCAGGTGTGGCAGTACAATGAATGACAAGGTATTTTACCGGATTCATTTTTCTTAACTAAGCGGAGAATAAATAGCGCCCTGAATTTTATTTCTAAAAGGTAAAGCAACGAATCGTTTTTGGAAGTTAATTACGTCGCCTTTCTGATCCGGGTCTTTATATTTAGCGAACACATCAATCGAACCATCAGCTTTCATCACCTCATCCTTGCTCCAAATAAAAGAAGAAATAGTATCAGTGGTGGGAGCCGCTACGGCCTGAAAGGCTACTTTAGCACCGGTGGACGCATTAAAGCGCGGAGTCTGGGAATTGGTAAAATAAGTGAGTCCAAAAATTTTCCCGGAAGCAATCATATCTTTATATAACTTCATATCCTCATAAAGAAGGTCAGATTCGTGTAATGGATTGAGCATAATGGCAAGGCTGTTAATGTCAACATCAAGATTAACCATTTGTGCGCGAAGTTTAAGAATATCCTCGAAAGTCAGTCGGCGTTTTCCACCATACAAATCACCCGTGGCACCAATTACAGGGGTATATGTTCCATTAGCCTGTGGCGCCCAAAAATGAGCAGCCAGTTGAATAGAGCCTTTTCGTAAAACATTTCTGTGCCCACGTACAACGGAATCCATTTTATTATAAGAAACCTCCATGGCCTCAAGGTTTCGGACGATGGTGCTATTCGTATCAAGCGTACGAAGCACTATCGTTTTAGGAACATCGGTACGAGTTGCAGCGGTGATTGGATAGACGGTGTTGTCAATAAGTAAATCGGGATCAGCTCCAGCTTCAGCAAGATTAAGCGTGTCGTATTCTGCCAAATCGCTCATATCGCGGCTCCAGCTAAGAAAATCACCTTTAGGGTAAAAACCCTCCATGAGCACATCAGTCCATATTTCCTTTTGTATACCGGCAAATAAAACACCTGTATTGTTTACTGCCGACATGGCCGATCCAGCCAATAGCGACGCTCCCATTACAGGTACAATAGCAAAGCCTGAGACGGCTACAAACATAAGGGCAACCATCGTATTGTACAAAAAGTTGCCTAAATTGAATTTCTTTTTCATTGGTTTTTTAAAATTTAGTTGTATTTCGATTTGTAATCAGCTTTCAGCTTGGCAAAGCCGTCAGGATCGTTTGTTTCCATAGCCGATAAACCCTTAGAGTCTTCTTTCAGCCATTTCATATAATCCCAACCCTCACGATCTGTGGGAGTGTGGTCATTATTTCTTATTTCCGTACTGAAAGTTTTTCTTTTAGGCATTGCGTCCAGTAAGTCTTTAGCTTGTTTGTAATCACTTACAGCAAGCTTTTCAAAACTTTCGCGTTTTTCGGCAGTAATGCGACCTTCGCTTATAGCAAGGTCAAGCAATTCCTTTGCCTTTAAGGTGTGAATGTTTTTTAGGTCGATTTCGGCCTTTTCTTTGTCAATTTTCAGTTGAGCGTTTTTTGCAGAAAGCTCCATAATTGCTGCGTTTAATTCGGTCATCCCTGATTCTTTCGGTAATCCCAACACCTTTGCAGCTTCGGCGGTTAAAATGATTTTGTCCATGTTTTTTTGTGGTTTAACAAGCTCGTTAATACTCATCTTTATTTCAGAATCAGATAACAACTTGCCTTCTTTGCTGTAGAACTTCATGCATCCAGTGTTGGATGGAACGGGTGTGATCGAAGCCTCAAGTAATTCCCATTCGGTAAGGCAGGGAACTAATCCTTTACCTGGCACTTCCAACAACTCGGCGTTTAATGGAATAATCCCAATTGACGCTCCTTTAATAAAGTTGCGTTTAACCTTTCCTTTTAGCTTTACGGCATCAGGATCATCCTCATCAAAAACAGGGTCGGCATTTAGCTTACTACCTTCAACACGAAGATTCTGCCACCTGCCAGGAACATCCTTTCCATCATGGTGATTAAGCATTACGGGATTAGCATTAAATCGCTCAAACTTTCCGCCGGCATTACGTACAACAAACCCGTAAGAGTTTATCACCGTTTCATCATTCAATACAAAAGAAGAGAGAGGCATTGTTTTCTTTTTCGTGAAACTTTAAAGTGCAAACATAAACCCGCACCTATTCACCAGCAAATAATAGTCCAACGGTTGGACTATTTAGTCCAACCGTTGGACTTTAATTTTTAGAATCATGCAGATGGAGACAATTTTGCAATAAAAAAATGAGTAAGAAGGTAAAAAATCTCATTCCACGCGATTCCGAAAAATATGAATACGCCTACATGCTTTTCATGCAGGGAATATCACAAAAGGACATTTGCTCGCGCGTTAAGGTTACTGCACCTACTCTTGGTAAATGGAAAACGGCGGGTGGATGGGATCAGAAGCGTGCCGCACGCACAATCAGTATTGATGAGCTTATGCAAAAGACATTGCAAAAGATTAATGCAATGCTTGATAAAGGCGAAGATTTTAGCGCCGACGCTTTTGCCAAGGCTGTGGCACAACTCAAAACATTAAAGTCGAGCAATACTATTGACGATGACATTAATACTTTTCTATCATTTCAGGACTACCTTATACATGAACGGGTCAACAACAGCGAAATAAACGACATTATTATAAAAACAATAACCCGGCTTCAGGACTGCTACATTCAATATAGATTAGGAAATGGCAAACTATCGCACTAATAAGGAGCTTTGGCAACGATGGGTTGACCGCGTTCAGTGGATCGGTTCAAAGGATTTTTCCTTTCCTGAATCCGAACAGGATAAAAACAGCAGGATAGATCGCGCACGGAAAGATTATTCCTTTTTTGTTGAAACCTATTTCCCTCACCTGGCAACCAAGAAATGTGGTAAGTTCCATATTGATGCCGCACAATACCTGCTGACGCACGACGATACCAGGGCTTTGTTTGAATGGGCGCGAGGACATGCAAAAAGCACTCATTTAAGTTTACTTATTCCGCTATGGCTTAAAATACAACAGCCACGTAAAATATCAGTGATGGTGCTGGTAAGTAAAAGTGAAGATATGGCCGTAAGGCTGCTATCTGATCTACAGGCAGAACTTCAGTATAACCATGCATTTATTAAGGATTTTGGCGAACAGGTAAAAACCGGATCATGGACTGAAGGCGAATTCCACACTACCGACGGTTGCCTGTTTGTGGCCTTAGGCCGTAGCCAAAGCCCGCGTGGGTTAAAGGATAGGGGAAAACGTCCGGATTACATCATCATTGACGATATAGACGATGATGAATTAGTTCGCAACCCGCGCCGCGTAGGCGACGCCCTGGAATGGATGCTCACCGCCCTTGCCGGAACGATGGCAATGGGTAGAGGAAGGTTTGTAATGGTGGGTAACCGGATTGGAAAGGATAGTATATTAAGCCGCTATGCTGAGCGTCCAGGAGTTCACCATACTATCGTAAACGCACTGGATAAAAAAGGGCTTCCGAGCTGGATAGAAAATTACAGCCAGGAGGAAATAAAGAAAGTACGTGAATTTGTTGGCGAACGGAGATTTCAGAAAGAATACATGAATAACCCAATCAATGAAGGAACTGTATTCAAACAAAAACATATCCGTTACGGACAAATACTCGACCTGAAGCTGTACCATACCTTAATTTGTTACACCGACCCCAGTTTTAAAAATTCCACCACGGCGGATTATAAAGCAACCATGTTGTTGGGTAAAACCCCGGAAGGCATATTTCATCTGCTAAAGGCTTATGCCGATCAAACCTCTGTAACGGAAATGGTGGCCTGGCATTATGATATAATGAACTGGGTTGATGGGAGGGTTCCGGTACTTTATTATATGGAAGCAAATTTTCTACAGGATTTATTACTGGATGAGTTTAAAACCGTGGGAAAAATTACCGGACACCAGATACCTATCCGTGGCGATGATCGAAAAAAATCGGACAAATTCTCCAGGATAGAGGCTATGTCGCCATTATTTGACCGTGGATTATTTATTATTAATCAGAAAGAAAAGGATTCTGCCGGGGTAAAAGTACTGGTAGAACAATTACTCATGTTTG